TATCGGCTCCAACATCAAGATGGAGATGAAGGCCGGAAAGCCCACCAAGCAGGCGATTGCTATTGCTCTCAGCACTGCTGAAAATGCCGCTAAGAAAGCGGGCAAGCCGTCCAAAGCGCCCAAGAGGAAAATGGCATGACTGTGATGCTCTACAAATCGCCAGGGCCGCATAAGTTTCACGGCGGTGATTTCGATTATATCGTTGTTGAAGAAGCTGACGTTGCTGCGTGTGTGGCCGAGGGCTGGGCGCTGACAACGACGGAGGCTGGCGACAAACCCAAGCGCGGCCGCAAGCCAAAGGTTGAGGAATAAATCATGGCCTATACGAAGCGCGACATCATCAACCAAGCGTTTGCCGAAATTGGCATGGCCGATTATGTGTTCGACCTGCAACCGCAGCAGCTTGATAATGCGCTTCGCCAGTTGGACATGATGATGGCGACATGGAACGGCAAGGGCATCCGCATCGGCTATCCGCTGCCATCATCGCCCGGCGGTAGTGATCTGGACGAAGTGACAGGCGTGACCGACATGGCTCTGGAAGCCATGTATTTGAATTTGGCTATTCGGATCTCCAGTGGCTACGGCAAGACCGTCAGCCCAGAGACCAAGGCCGCTGCAAAGTATGCTTACAACCAGTTGCTTGGCAAATCGGCGCTGCCGATTGAAATGCAGATTGGCAATCAAACTGTTCCATCGGGTGCTGGCAACAAGGGCTGGCGCTACTACAACAACCCCTATTTGCGTCAGCCTACCGATCCTTTGACGGTTGGCTCTGATGGCATTCTTGATCTGGAGTGAATCATGGCTAACATCAATCAGCTTTCCTCAACTTCGACATTGCAAGGCGGCGATCTTCTAGCCGTCTGGGCGCAAGACAACGGAGACACGCGAAAGGCTTCCCTGACGCTTGTGTCAGACTACATCGCTGGCACGATTGATCTGCCTGTTGACATCAGCCTAAGCCAATACTCTGCTCCCAGCGCAACGGGATTTACGGTGGCGATTACGGCTGCGAACACATGGCTGGTGTTGAACCCAACCAACGCATTCGCAGCCGGAACGATTGTTCTTCCCACTGGTGTTGCGGACCTGTCAATGGTTTCCGTTGTCACGACTCAAGCCATCACGGCGCTGACGGTTTCTGTGTCTGGTGCTGCTGTGGTTGGTGCGCCAACATCCGCTGCGGCCAATACGGCCTTCAGTCTGCGCTATGATGCAGTCACTAATTCTTGGTATCCCGAAAACCAGAACTTCCTAAGCGCGACTGCGTTTGCTCTGACCTTGCTGAACGATCCTGACGCTGCAACGGCTCGAGCGACCTTGGGTCTTGGGACGATTGCAACGCAAGCTGCGGCCAGTGTGGCTATTACGGGCGGATCAATCACTGGCATCACCGACCTTGCGGTTGCTGATGGCGGAACGGGATCATCCACGGCTTCTGGTGCGCGAACCAATCTTGGCGCTGGTGCAGTTGGCGCAAACGTATTCATTGCGGCCACGGCGGTTGCAGCGCAGCAGGCTATGGACACCGAAATTGGCGTGGATGTGCAGGCATACGATGCCGACCTTGGCGCTTTGGCTGGCTTGGCTACGAACGGCATGATCGCCCGCACTGGTGCTGGAACGGCGTCTGTGCGCACCATCACCGCCGGGACTGGCATCAGCGTTGCGGATGGTGACGGCGTTTCAGGCAACCCAACTATTGCGGCAACAAGCGTTCTTGAAAATGTCTCTGCTGCTACCATTGCTTCCATTGTCAGCGGGATCAACACCACTGGCAAGGCTGCTGGCAAGATGGTCTGGGACACCACCAACGGAAGAATCAAAGTGGCAACGGGTGCGCTTGCTGCATCAACATGGGTGAACGCGGATGGCACAACCGCTGTAACGCCATCTTAATATGACACAGCCACGAGTGCGTGGCATCCAATGTAAAGGAAAGCAAAATGTCCACGTTCATCTATCCTGCGTCAGTCTCTACCGCGACAGATGTCATCATCCCGGTCGGCCAGACCCTAAGCGTTGGCAGCACTGGCAATCAACAATCGTTTGTGAGCGTCAACAACACGCTGGTTGCTCTGACCAATCGCGCCCAGAGTTTTGGCCCATACACGGGCGACCGCATCGCAACGATTACCAACTATTATTCGACTGTTGAATATGACGTTGGCCTTTCCCCAGTGTTGCGCAGTTTCCCGAGTTTGGTTAGCGAAAACGTTGTTGGTGTTGGTCTAGTCGAACCCGCTGCAACATTCGCCACGCTGACCTATGAAACCAACGCTGGTCTGGTTCGGCTCGTTAGCGCCGGGGCGCATGGCTTGACAACGGCAATCGCTGTCGGCGCAAGCGTCTATGTGACTTGGGCAACAGGCACTGGCGTCAATGGCCTTTACGCGGTCACTGCGCTTGATGCAGACACAACTGGCGTAAAGATCACCATCAACTACCCCTACGTCTTGGGTCTTGGCACTCCGACTGTTGCTGTGGCAAACACAGTTGTCACGCTGGCATCAGTGACCATTCCCGCATTCTCAATGGGTATCGGCGGCGGAATGGAAATCGACTCGCTGTTCTCAATGACGAACAATGCCACCGTCAAAACGCTTGGCATGACTTTGGCGGGAACGTCTATTCTGTCAGCAGCACTTGCAAGCAACGCAAGCGTTTCTGTCCAGAAGAACTTGGTTAACCGTGGTTCTTCGACGATCATTACCAACTCCACAACATCGGTCGGGCATGGCCTGTCTACTGGCGCAATCGTTTCCGTGACCGCGGATGCAACGACTGATCTAGTGTTTGCAATCACGGCACAGCCTGCCACGGCGAACAACTTGATCCGCCTTGAATACTTCAAACTTAACATCAACTTCTGAGGTAGTTGATGCAAATCCCAATTTTGTCGGGCATCTACGCAGACGGATCGCCAAATTTTCGGACATCATATCCGAAAAACATGGTTCCTGTTCCAAAAGAGAATGGGATTTCGAAAGGCTATCTGCGGCCCGGCGATGGGATCGTTGAACTAGGAACTGGCCCCGGCATCAGTCGTGGGGCTATCAACTGGAACGGCGAACTTTACCGCGTGATGGGGACCAGCTTGGTTTCCATTTCGTCCAGCAATGTTGTGACGGTGATTGGTGATGTTGGATCAGGTGGCCGCGTCACGTTTGACTATGGCTTCACCTACCTAGCCGTAACATCGGGCGGTCGGATGTATCTGTATGACGGCACTACGCTGACACAAGTGACCGATCCCGATCTAGGTGTGGCTCTCGATGTGGTTTGGGTCGATGGTTACTACATGACCACAGACGGCGAGTTTCTTGTCATCACAGAATTGAACAACCCGTTTGCAGTGAACCCACTAAAGTATGGTTCGTCTGAAGTTGACCCAGATCCGATCAAGGCCATCTGGAAACTGCGCAATGAAATCTATGCGCTGAACCGCTACACCATTGAGGTGTTTGACAACGTAGGTTCGGCAGGCTTCCCGTTCCAGCGGATCAGCGGTGCGCAAATACAAAAAGGCACAGTCGGAACTTTTGCCTGCTGTGTGTTCATGGACGCCATTGCATTTATCGGTGGTGGGCGGAACGAAGCACCAGCAATCTATCTTGGTGCAAACGGCAACGCGCAGAAGATTTCCACCCGTGAGATTGAGGAAGTCTTGCAGGAATATACCGAAGCCGAGTTGAGTATATCCTACATCGAAGAAAAGATTGACCGGGCGCACCAGCACCTGATCGTTCACCTGCCGCGCCACACGTTTGTGTTTGATGGCGCTGCATCAACCGCGCTGTCTATGCCCGTCTGGTTCATGCTTTCGTCAACCGTTGTGGATGAGGACATCTGGAAAGCCACAGAATGCGTGTGGTGCTATGACCGTTGGAACGTTGCGCATCCCACAACTACCCAATTTGGCTATCTTGTCGATAACATAAGCACCCACTGGGGCGAGACCATTGGCTGGGAATTTGGCACGCTGATTGTCTACAATGCTGGCAACGGCGCTTTGTTCCATGACATGGAATTGGTCAGCCTGACAGGCTCAACGGCATTCGGTGTCGATCCCACGATCTGGACGCAGTATTCGGTCGATGGCATCACTTGGAGTGTCGAGAAGGGCATCAGCGCAGGGACCATAGGACAGCGCAACAAGCGCCTAGTTTGGTTCCAGCAGGGGAACATGCGGAACATGCGGATGCAGCGCTTCCGTGGCACCTCTGACGCTCATGTGGCCGTTGCAGCACTGGAGGCGCGGATTGAACCGCTGGCATTCTAATGGCTGACCCAACAGTTCCAACACGCAACCAGATCGCGGCACTTGCCCAGAATGACCCGGCAATGATCAAGGCGCTTGAACGCCTGTTCATTGTCGCTGGCAGTCTGACGCCTTCTGACATCGCCACACTGACGCAACTGATTACTGACAACTCATACGCCACTGGCGCAGCCGACAACAAAGCAGATGTTGCGTTGTCTGGGGCTATTGCTGCCAAGAGTCTGGCCGATCTGGTTGCTACTGCGCCATCGCCAGCATCTCAGGAACAGATCAACAATCTGCAACAGCAGATTTCTGCATTGCAGCAAACGCCACCGCCCAAGGAATACCGCACGCCGCGATACGGGTCTTTCTACGACACCACAACGCAGACGGCTGCTGCGATCAACACCGCCTACGCTATGACGTTTAACACCACAGACCTGTCAAATGGTGCCTATCTGGGAACGCCTACATCCCGCGTCTACGTTGATCGCTCCAACGTCTACAACATACAGTTTTCGGCTCAGGTGGATAAGACGGCTGGCGGTGTGGCGCTGATGTGGATTTGGTTGCGCAAAAATGGGGTCAATGTGCCTGATAGTTCCGGGCAAATTCGCATCCAAGGCAACAATGCAGAAGTCATTGCGGCGTGGAACTACATCATCCAGTTGAACGCTGGCGACTACATCGAATTGATGTGGGAGGTCGACAATACTTCTGTTATTCTACTGGCCGAGGTAGCATCGGCAATCCATCCATCTGTGCCGTCAATCATATTGACTGTCACGGACAACGTTAGCACTTTGGAGGTCTAATCATGGCTGTTACAACGACCGTTCTAATCGCGGCTAAGACAGCCGAGGTGACTCAGACCGCCCAATATACCGCAACGGGTGTCAGTGCGATTATCGACAAATTCACCGCCACGAACTACGACACGGTGGCGCGAACAATCAGCGTCAACCTCGTGGCATCTGCGGGGTCTGCGGGAAACGACAACCTGATCGTCAAGACTAAGACGCTTCAGGCATCCGAGACCTACACTTTCCCCGAACTGGTCGGGCAGGTCATTGCGCCGGGTGGGTTTATTTCCACAATAGCCAGCAGTGGCACTGCTATAAACATTCGCGCTTCTGGAAGGGAGATTTCGTGATGGACGACATGATGATTGAATTTGGTTTGCCGAAGCAGAAGATCGTTTCGACATCTGAGAACCGCAAGAACCGCCAAGTGGTGATCGACGAGTGGAAGCTGGGGCCGGAAAAGGCATCGGTCGAACCGTCAGCCAATGGCCCGTTCTGGAAGAGTGTCGCAGCCGCGTGGGACATGAGCGAGAAAGAGGCCCGCCGCCGTCTCTGCGCCAACTGCGAATACTTCCAAAACGATCCCATGATGCAAGCGAAGATGGAAAGCATCCCGCTGGACAAGTTCGACATGGATGGCGGTGGCCGAGGCTATTGCGAGAAGTTTGACTTTATCTGCCACAACCTGCGTGTCTGTCAGGCTTGGGAAGAGGACGACTGATATGGACTATCGCAGCCTTGCCAGCCAGATCGCAGTTGAAGAAGGCGTTGACCCTGACCTGTTCATCCGGCTGGTTGAGGCTGAGAGTTCATTTGATCCCAATGCCACATCGTCGGCGGGTGCGATTGGACTGACCCAGTTGATGCCCGGCACGGCAAGTGATCTGGGCGTCGATCCTACTGACCCCGTGCAAAACCTTCGCGGCGGTGCGCGATATTTAAAGCAACAATTGGATCGCTTTGGTGATCCAATACTAGCACTGGCTGCGTATAACGCGGGTCCGGGCAATGTCAGCAAATACGGTGGCATTCCGCCATTCCCAGAGACGCAAGCCTATGTTGATCGCATCATGGGCATGGTTTCAAAAAGCCCACAGCCTATGGAAGTTGCGCCAGCGCAGGGCGACTTTGCGCGTGGATTCCAGCCAGCTAAGACTTTGGCCGATCTATACCCAAAGCCAGTTGATCCGTATTCGCTCTACGATCCGCGAGCAATTCAACAGCGGTATGCACTCAAATGACAAACCTTGATAAAGCGCCGCTTTTCTGCGATACTGCGCGGGCTGAGACATTGGCCAACCAGCAGGCAAGTTCTGACAAGGGACGGCCAATGCGTGAAATCCTAGAACATCACCTGATTGAGACACTGGCCATCCCAGACGATGCTTCTCATTGGTTGATGGGCATGTGGGACGCAATCCAGTTCTTGGATGATGTTGCTGATGGCGATGCCGTTAGTCGCGGTGCATTTGATCGAGCATTGCATCATTTGCTGGTCGGTTTGCCTTCTAACGCATTCTTTATGGCGCACGCGCAACAACTTCTGCCAGTTGTCGCTGTCCAGCTTTTGAAGTGGCAGGCTTCCGACATCGTGGAGCGTGCAGGCGCGGCTGACGCCCGCAGCTACATGTGGCGGGCTGGCTATTACGATCTGGTCCTTTGGGTGGTCCAGTTGTGTCATGGCTACGATGCGGCTGTGACACTCGCGCCTGTTGTAATGTCGCTTTATGGCGAGACCGCCGAAGATTACGAAAAGGAGTTCGCCAATGCCTAATCCCATGGTTGCCATGATTGGTGGAAGTGTCGGCAGCGCTGTGATGCAGTCGAATGCACAAAAAAGCGCAGCAAAAACGCAAGCAGCATCTGCCCAACAAGGGATTGAAGAACAGCGTCGCCAGTATGATGCGATGCAAGCATTGCTGAAGCCATACGTTGAGGCTGGAACGGGTGCTTTGTCTAATCAGTTGGCGCTGGCTGGTGTGTCTGGCGCAGAGGCGCAGCAAAAGGCCATCAACGCCCTGCAGCAAGGCCCAGAGTTCAATGCGCTGGTGCAGCAGGGCGAGCAGGGTATCTTGCAGAGCGCAGCTGCTACGGGTGGTTTGCGTGGTGGGAATGTCCAAGGCGCTTTGGCCCAGTTTCGGCCACAGGTTTTGTCTTCGCTGATCGAGCAGCAATATGGTCGCCTTGGTGGCCTTGCTGCATCGGGCCAGAACGCGGCGACAGGCGTTGGAACCGCTGGAATGCAGACAGGCACAAACATCTCTAACCTTCTCGCCCAGCAGGGCGCGGCGCGGGCTGGTGGAACGCTTGCGGCTGCGCAAACGTGGGGCAATACAATCGGCAGTATCGGAACAGGCATAGGTCGTGGCTTGGCCTATCAAGGTTATCAACCACTGGACGCTCAAGGTAACAAAATGGCACCCCTGAACTTTGCCCAAGGCTTCATGGGGGGATTCCAATAATGGACCCGATCAACTACATGCTTGATGTCAAGAACCCCATCGAGGAAGCCATTCGGGGCTATACGATGGGCCGCAATGAGATTGCCCAGCGTCAAGAGATGCAAATCCAGCAGCAGAATGCGGCACAGCAACAGGAAGCATTTGCAATGCAGAAAACCGCTGCTGAAAAGGCAGTGGCTGATGCACAAGCTGGTCAGGCTGAACTGTCGCGGTTGGCAGGCTTAGGCGCGGCTGCAACGGCAGAGGATTACATGAAGGCATGGGTGGCGAACCCAGCAATCCGTGATGATCTAAACAACCTGAAAACGATGATCACTGAACCGCAATCTGCGGCATTGCTCCAAACCACTCAAAACATGTATGCCACCACTGCATCTGGTAATGTTGAGGCAACACGAAACATCCTTCAAACTAATCTTGATGCGGCAATGAATTCTGGCGATCAGACAATGGTTCCAGCATACAGGGCAGCATTGGATCAACTGGACCAAGACCCAGAAGGCGCGATGGCGCAGCTAAAAACAACATCAGCAATGACTTTGATGGGCCTGAAAGGGCCGGAATACATCAAGACAATCAACGAAAGCCTTGGCCTAACGCCTGCCAAGCCAACTGACGCAATACGAACCCAAGATGCGCAACTCCGCTTGGCTGGTATTGTTCCAAAAAATGAAGGCGGTGATGGGCGGTATGAATTGGCAATGGAGAAGGCCGGATCAGGCGACAAAGGCCCGTTGGTGACAAACGTCTTGGGTGACGCAGAGTCAACTTTTGCGAAAGAACTTGCCAAGGGTGACGCCGCACGAATCATGGCTACGATTGACGCTGGACAGTCCGCAGCCCGCAACTTGGTTGAACTTGATAGTCTTTCTGATTTGCTTGGTAAAGTTGATACTGGTGGGTCCGCCGCTGCCAAAGCATGGCTGGGAACGCTCGGCGTTACTACAGAGGGCCTAGACGATATTCAGGCTTTTGAAGCGGTTATTGCACGCATGATCCCAGCACAGCGCGAGCAAGGCGCTGGCTCATCCTCTAATCTTGACGTTCAGCAATTTGCAAAAGGCCTGCCAGCGCTTATTAAGCAGCCCGGAGGCAACCAGATCATTATTGAGACTTTGCGCGACATCAATGAATATGACGTTGCGGCATCAATTATCGCTGGACAAGTCGCAGAGTGGGCGCAAACCCCAGCGGCGGACAGAAAGGCACTTGAAGCGCAAGGCCTGATCCTAAGTCCAGCCAACGGTCGCAAGGCCATCATGGACCTTGGAAGCCCTACCGCCGCATACAAGGCTTCTCTGAAGCAGAAGCCGACAGCGACCACCACAACACCAGCACCTGCCGATCCAAAAGCAGCATTCCTAGCGGACCCAAGAATTAAAGCGCTTGACCCAGCACAGCAAGAAACAGCATGGACTAAGTATCAAGAAATCATGGCGGGGCAGTAATGGCAGACCTTGACCCAATTGCACTTGCAGCAGCAATTGCTGAAGCACAATCAAAGGCTGCAAAGCCAAGCGTTGCATCAAGGATTTGGACCGCTATTGCTGGGTCTGATGCCGATCCCAACATCCCATCCGCTATCAAT